GTTACGGTCGAAGTACGCTCCAGATCCGCTGTAAGGACCGAACCAGCAGTCATGGCGATCCGAGTAGACAATGATCTGGTTCATCTCTGTCTGACCGGTGCCATAGGGCACCCAGAACCAGGCTTCTGCCTCGGCTGGATAGTACAGCGAGAAACTCTCCACCAGACGTGAGTCGTTGAGATGGGGCCAGTATCCCAGATCGAGCGCGAAGGACTTCTTCTCTACGTCATCCCCACCATCCCACTCGTAGATACCGTCCTCGCGGACCATCAACTGGCGATCTCCAGGCAGCACCACCACCGCCCTGCCATGAAGCGCGGCCCGAGAGGTGCGCTGCTGCTGCTGGTAGGGAATCTGTGAGTTGCCCGTGGGCACCATGGTGAAGATGCCGCCACTGGTATGCACCGACAGGGCGTTGCGCGTTGACACCAGGGCCGTAATACGATGACCGAACTGGTAGAATGAGGTCGCCCCCACCGTATCGATATCGGCAGTATCGCTGAACCACAGCCGGTCATAGTCGGTGCCCGTGCTGCCCCACCAGACCCGGTTGTCCCAGTGCGCCACATGATCCGCTCGGTCGAAGCGAGAGTCTACATCCACCACCGCAGCATTGCCGCTGCCAGTCCACTTGAAGGGGACATCATAGCCGTTGGTGGCAAAGAGGGTACCGCTGCCCTCGTCTGCCGCCCACTCGAAAGTATAGTCATCGCCAGCGGTGACGGTGACGCTGCCGGTGATGGGTGACCAGCCAGATGCGTATTTGTAAATGGCCGTGCCAGCAACGATGACCACATACTCGGTTGATGGCGGCACGGTGAACTGGGCGCACATGGTCAGTGTCGGGTCCAGGGAGATGTTGGCCGCCGACTTGTACGAAGCCGTGCCCAGGCGCTTCTCTACGGCACCGGCCGCCTGTATTCGAGTATTCTCCATAGCGGAAATCTCCTCGACTGCCACATCCTCTTCAGGCCGCGAGTACCACACGCCGCCCGTCCATGGACCGTACTGAATATCACCGGCACGTATCGCCATCAGCTTGCCGCCGAAAGACTGCTATCAGCCGGCACATAATTGAACCGGCCTGAGAGATCTCCTACTTCCGCTCTACGCCAGACCCGATTGCCGTAGATCGTACGGTTGGTTTCCTTGCCGTTATCAATCGCCTCGTTGTACTCAAAGCGATTCTCCCCGGCGGCCTCAGAGTCGCCCTTCTCCTGCAGATACATCTCGGTCGCACCAAAGATCACCGCCGGCTGCAAGATCTCCGGCAACCACCTGTCCAGTTCTGTAGAGTCGTTGCCTGAAGTCCAGTCCACAATAAAGCCACGATAGCGGTAGCGGATGACATCGCCCGGTGTGCTGTGATAGGGCCACATACGAACCCGGATCTTGCCCGACAGCGCGTCTACCCCATCAGCCGCCCATATCCTCGCATTGGTCTCATTGTTTCTATCTGGGTCTTCTGCGTCGATCATGTCAAGGCCGGCACCAGAGATGGTACGGCTGTTGGTTTCATCGATAAACGAATGCGGCACCAGCACGTCTGCGTCGAGGGCGTAGGTCTGGGTGACGGCGATAGACACATATGCAGCCGTGGCACTGCCGTTGGTCAGTGCCGTGTCTGACGTGGTAAACGTGCCAACGATGGTGTGTACCAGCAGGGCCGTAGGGTAGTTGGTAGGATCATAATCGTCATCTATTTTTGCCGTGGCCCCGGAACTGTTGCCGGTAATCGTGTTTCCTGCAGCAAAAGTCCCACTGATGCTCGATACCGTGATGGTCTTGGTCGTATTGAACGTGGTGGTCTTATGCAGCCACCACCACTTGCCACCAATCTCTCCTGACACCCGCTTCGCTGCCATGTTGAGATACAGCCGAGCCTGATCCTTGTACGTCGTATTGGTGGTCAACAGGCCGACGCGGTTCAGTGTCATGGTAATGGCTTGTGCAAGCGTCATGCTGCCTCAGATCAGATTTGCCCAGGCACCGTTCTCATAGCCCTGGAACTTGTTGTCTGTCTCGTTGTACACCACCATGCCGTTGACTGCCGTGAGCGCATTGCGCTCGGTGGTGGTCAGCGACGTACACTGCAGGAACCCTGTAGGTGAGTCCACCTTCAGTGAATTGCATTCGACATGACCGAAAACGCCCAGTTCACCAAAGGACACAGCCTGGTTCTGTTGCCCTGCAACAACAGGGTCAGACTGGCTCTGCCGTTTGCGAGGCTCAGTCAGGCGCGGCTCACGGAGCTGGGTCATTCAACGGCCAGATCAGCCAGGGCCTCTGGATCGAGAGTCATATTCGATTCTGCCGGTGTTGACACCGGATCAACGCCGGTCTGCATCTGATCCACGTCACGGCCCGTGAGAGTCGTCATGGCACCGGTAGCGTTCTGATTGACGCGCCAGCTTTCAGAAACTTTTTCCTTGGCCGCTTCGTAGCCAATAGCCATGGCCATGGCTTCTGACGGTTCTGGCGTCCAGTCATCCGGGTGCAGAGCCTCACCGACAGTGAAGGCGATGCGCTTGGCATCAGCGTTGTTCTGCGGGGTGCTTTTACGCGTGATTGTGCCTGAAGCGCCCAGTGCCTGGCGCAGTTGTGTCTTCACATGATCAGGAGCATCCTTCAGCACGGCAACCAACGCGTCAAGATCCAACTTCTGCTCTGCTGCCATTTCAGTTCTCCTTGAATAAATATTTTCGGGATGGGGCGAACCCCACCCCGAAAATCTGGTTTAGTCACCCAATCCGGTAATCATGATTGGGCAGGGCTTTTCTGTAGCAGCAGCTCCTACTGCATGGCCGATGACAAGTTCATCAACACCGGCGTCACTAATTTGAATAGAGCCAGCCGTTGAATCAGAAACAGCCACCATGACGCCTAATGTAACAGCAGCACCAGCATCATTAAGTGCATAGGCCACGCCCCCCGTTTGCAACCAGAAATAATAACCACTGGTAGCAGCCCTCGGTGCAATGCCAACAACACGGTCATAAGAGCCATCAATGACCGTAGCCGTAATAACACTGGCATACGGATTGGGCGTAATCTGGTAATCATCACTGGTAGCAAAAGCAGTGACAATACCGTCGTACAACTGAAACGTGACCACGTTGGACACAGCAGCCGTATTCGACTTAATACGATATTGCTCCAGATTCGTGATGTTACCAAGATAAGCGCCAGAATAAAGGTTCGCCGTGGCGCTACTCAACGTAGAATCCGACAACGTAATAGTCGTAGCTCCAGCACTGGCAGCGGTAAAAGTGCCATTCGTGTCTGCGGCTATAATTTGAACATTGTCGGTAGAAACGACCTTGCCCGCAGTTATTGCTGCCGAAGACTTTGAATACCGAAAAACACGGCCATCGTCGAACTCAAGTTTAGCACCAAGCGGACCACGCTGAGAAGAGGATTCTTCATAAACCCCCTGAGAAATACCCGTGATCCCGCCTGGGCCTGTGCTTCCGTTATTGGTGCTTCCTCCACCAAAACCCCAATTAGTAGACATTGGTACAATTCCTTTCCCCTATGGGCAGGGTGTGAACCCCCATTGGCTTGGGGGCAAGGGTTTATGCCAGGTCGTACAAGAGACCCTGACGACGACGATTATTGGTGACCAACTGGCCACCAAATACCACGAACGCAGCACGGGCAAGCTGGTTGCTCGGACGCTGGAACGGGGTCTTCGAGAAGTTGCGGCCAGCCTGCACCTTCAACTTCAGATACTTGGTGTTGAGGAAATACATACTGTCAGTGACACAATCCCGATCAGCAATCAGCGGTGCGCCACGGAACGTGACATCGCCAGTGACACCAAGATCTGCCTTCCCCGCGCCAGTAAAGCGGGTATGGCCTGTGCCTTCAAACACGGCCTCGTAGTTCCCGTAATGGGTATGCGAAGCAACGAGAAGGGTGGGTTTGTCATTGCCCTCAGAAACCGCATTCCACATCTGGCCCATGGCCAGAATGCCGGTGTACTGATCACCGATCTTGGTCAGGAAATTGGTATACGTGGCCAGCATTTCACCCGTACCAGCAGTGAAATCGCCACGCTTGTTGTCCCACCACGTATTGGAGGTCTGCGAAATGCCACCCAGCGTTGTGCCGGTTGACTCTGCACAAATGTCCTGCAGGCCAAGCATCGACTTACCGGACTGGGCGAGGTGGATCGAAGCGTTGATCGTATCAAACGACTTGGTCATGGCCTGCTTGGCCTTGGCCGTAATCAGTTTGACCGATCCAGACTTACGGGACTCGTCGTCTTCAGTGTCAGAAATAACCACTGGGACGGCGTTGTAGCGGAACTGATAGAACGCGGCTGTGATGCCGTCGTTCGCGTTGGTGGACAATACGTCGTAACCGTCGAACCACTCGGACGATCCAAGACCGTACATCAGATCTTCCTGGATCTCCTTGCCACCGGTTTCAACTTCCATGACACCCGAACGCTTGAGACGATCTGTCGTCGGATAGCTGTCGGAGATGTTATCCGTCAGCCGCTTCCGATGCGACCGCATCGTCAATGTCCAAGCCGCGTCCCAGGTTTCACTGGTGGTTGCAGCAGCCATAATTGGAACCCCTGTCTATGGGAGCAATCGCTCCCTTTGTTGGCGTTGTAGAGCTACGCCTTCAAACCCAGTGCTTCCAGCTTTGAGGCAAGCTCTGCTTCGGATAAAGCACCCGAGCCATTATCAGCAGCAACAGAGGGAGTAGACGAGGCATTACCAGCAGCGTTGCGCCGGACGCGCTTCTGGCCAGCCTGTAATTGAGCAGACTTCTGGCCAGAAATTCCGGTGAGCAACTCGTACGCTTCAGCAGGCGTGTAGTTCTTTCTCGTCGCCGGATTCGGCACAGCGGTCAGGGCGTTTACCTGCGCCTGATACTGGTCGATATCCGGGTATTGCCGACGAGCGTCCTGTGCAGCGGTGTTCTGTGCCTGCGTGGATTGCTGGACAATATGCACAGCAAGCTGGCGAACCGCGTTCGTCAACTGCTCTACCTGTTGTCCCTGCGTTTCCACTCTCTGACCCACGTCGGTCTTAACGACCTCGCGCATAATATCGAGGGCACCTTGCTCGTCGGGGCCGAGTCGGGCACGAACTGCTGCGAAAGGATCTTCCTCCGGGGAGGTAGCATCCACACGCGCACTCAGATCGTTCTGCTGGTTCTGCAACGTCGCCATCTGCAAGCGTTGCTGCAGAGTCTCGTTCTGCCGTCGCTGAGCGGCCACTTCCTGGCTCTTCTGGGTATAGGAACCCTTCAGTTGCCGGGCCATTGGCCTTAATGCTTCGGGAATAGACTCCAGGTCAGCATCGATGTCGATGCTTGCTGGTCGGTCTGGTGCGCCCGCTGTGGTCGCTCTTCCTGCAGAAGTAGAATCCGATGAAACAGAGCCTTCAATGGTCGGTGCTTCGCTCGGGGACTCAAGGTCGGCCCCCAGATCGATCACTTCACTGTCGGCTGTTTCTTCGGTCGTTCCACTATCTTCAGAAGAGTCCATTTGGACGGCTTCAGTCATCTTATTCTGTCCTTATTCGCCGTGCGGGTCACCGACCCAGTTTGGCAATGTGGAGGAAGGTCCGGGATCAGATTTCTGATAGCACCTGGAACCGCCCGTAGGATCAGACGATTCCTGCACATCCAGTTCCCTCATCAGGCGCTGCTTGTGGCCGTAACTCTCGACCACAACGCCCAGACCCGGCTCGAACTTCCCATACATGGACGAATGCGTCGCATGGATGAAGTTCTGTTTGGGGTGGGCAAACACCCTGTTGGCCTCGCTGCCGCACTCAACGCACGGCCGGCAAGGCGTGACCTCGCTCCTTAATGAAAAGTAAACATCAACTTCCACGAAACCGCAAGTAGAACATTTGTAGTCCTCCATTCGAGGCATGTCAGATACCCTTCGTTATGCGGGACAGGAGCCGCAGGCTCACGTCCTTCTGATGGTCACATCGATAGTCCCTGTCAACCATCACCTTGTATCCCGCCTCAGTGACGCGCTCACAGAAGTGGAAGTCCTCTCCCTTGCCGTCACGCATCTCAAATCGAGGCTCTTGGATCGCCTCGACCAGCTCTTTTTGCAGCACCATACAGCCACAGCCCACGGCATCGACGTTGAACAGGCGCTCTTTGGGCCAGCGCCGCTGGGGGATCGGCGCGTAGTTCTTGTCTGGCATTCTGAACCAGGTGTCCCAGACCAGTCCCTCCATCGTCAGATGCTGGTAGATGCCGTTGAGACAGGGAAATTCGTCGGCATGCTCCAGCAAATTCAGGTTCTTCGGCGGTACCGTATCCGCATCGACCATCCACAGGTGGGTACAGTCGCTGTGCAGAAATTGTTGGCATATCTGGTTCCTGTTCTCGACCACGCCCCAGCAGGAGCAGTGGATGTCAATGTCCGCATCAGGCATTTCTCTGGCAAACCACACCAGCCAGCGCGTCAATTCCCTGTCAATACCGTCGGCAGTGGGAATTCGCAGAAATACCTTCAAATCTCTCTCATTCAGTTCTGATTCCTGTCAACCACAGCACCGGGCTGTGAGATTCTCTGGGCGTTCGAGCGTACGGCCGAGTTGACCGAGCCGACGGTCTGCTGCACCTGGCTCAAGGGCGAACCAGTGCCCCGGCCGTCGCCACCGATACCCTCAATCTTGCCAGTGGGCTGGGTCTGACCGCCACCCCCTCCGGCCTGGGCCTGGAAGGCTTCCTGATGCTCCTGCAGATGCTGCTGTATGGTTTGCATAATCTGCTGGGCCAGCATCTGGTTGGCCTGGGCCAACTGCTGGAACTTCGGATCTTCCGGCAGTTTCTTATGCACTTCAGCGTGGGTTGTATGCTGCTCACCCGGATGCACCCTCACCTGCTGGCCGCTCATCAGCAGCAGATTCTCATACTGAGCAGCCCGCTGGGCGTCGATTCGGGCCGCATCCCCGATGAACTTCTCCATATTCGGCACCCGGAAGCTCTGCAGCACATGGCGCAGAACTTCGTTCCGGGGCACCTGCGGGAACTGCATGAGCCAGGTTGCCAGCGCGAGGGCATCTTCCTTCTCGATTTCCTCAAACATCGGCTTCATCGACGCCGCCTCGACCTCGACGGTGAAACGGGCTGCCATCATATCGCCCCGCACCGCCTCGAACACCGGGTCGTTCTCTGACTCTGCGACGTTGATCAGGAAGGCTTTCGGCTCATAGCGCACATCGCTGATGATCCTGGCGTAGTTGTAGGCCAGTTCCTTGTACACCTGGGCCACCTTGCCCTGCATCCAGTCGCGGTTCAACTGGCCGAACGAGGCTTCCAGTGCCGCCTGCGTGGCGGTGCGCCGGGGACCGCCACCGGAGGTCAGCGACGAGACATTGAGGATCTGCTCCTGGTAGTTGCGATAGTCCGACTCCAGGCCCAGTTGATCGGCCGGGGGCGTGGCCTGCGTCATCTCTGAGAAGGAGTTGTGTACGTCGTCCACCCAGATGATCTTGCCGTCCTGGGCCTTGTCGATATCGTCACCGATATCCGGATTGTTGGCCTGCTCTCCCTTGCGGCCCAGGATCGTACGCGAGTTGCGCTTGATGCCGTCGGCCCGCCGGGTCAGCGACTCGACAATGCCGGCCTGGGTGTCTTCGGCGTAAGCCATGACCGGCAGGCCGTAGAACTCTTCCGGGGTATTGTCGTAGGTCAGAGACGTATAGGGCGTTCCGTTCATCACCAGGAAGCCACCCTTGGGGGTGAAATCGTCGGTGGCGACCATCTCGCCGGTAAGCGGGTCCGGTGCCATGCGGGTTTCCCCGGCAAGGAACGGATGATCGATCTCCAGCACCGGCTTCTTGACGCCCTGTGCGAAGATGTACTGTTTTTTGTGAATACGGTCATGCACCTCGCGGAACAGCACATACTCTCCGAGAGTGCGTGAGTCTTCCTGGGCCTTGCGCTCAACGTCCTCGCCCTCCTGATCCGACTCCCAGTCTCCGAGCATGAGATCTTCCCGGTCGTCGGCGGTCAGGGGCTTGATATCGCCCTTATGCTGCAGGCGGTCGTCGGCTTTTACGAACTCCATCGGCACCAGCATTTTCTCATAACAGTAGCGTTGGTGACCGAACACATGGTTGGGCGTGACGATATCGCCAAAGAAGTTGAACGGGGACACGCGCAGGGTAGCGACCATGCCGTTCTGCAACGTATCGTTGGCCACATACGGCGGCATCAGATCTTCATCGCCGCGAGGGTTGACCACGGTCTTGAGGATGCCACGGTAGGCGAACAGGGCATCGAACACCATCTGCTGCACATGCGCCTTGGCGTCGGACAACTCCAGCGCGTTGTTGATGGTGCGCTGCATGATTTCCGCTTGAAAAGCCTTCTGCGGGGCTGATACACGAAAGAAGATGCGCGGGTTCTGGAAGACGATGGAGGCAATGA